CACAATTTGCTATAATACCTAATAAACAGGAATTTTATATGCTACAAAAAATAGGGTTTCAACCTGGTATCAATAAACAAATAACACCTACTGGAGCAGAAGGTCAATGGACTGACTGTGATAATGTACGTTTTAGATATGGTACACCTGAAAAAATAGGTGGTTGGAAACAATTAGGGGATGATGCTCTTACTGGTGCTGGTAGAGGACTACATCATTTTGTAAATAGTAAAGCTAGAAAATATGCTATTATTGGCACAAACAGAATTTTATATGCATATTCAGGTGGTGTATTTTATGACATACATCCTATAAAATCTACAACAACTCTTTCAAATGCATTTAGCACGACTAACGGATCACCTACTGTTACAATAACATTTGGTTCTCCACATAATATTAATGAACAAGATATTATTCTATTAGACAATTTTACTACAATAACTAATTCTAATTATAGTGCATCTGATTTTGATGATAAAAAATTTATGGTAACAACTGTACCAACAAGCACAACAATTACTATTACAATGCCATCAAACGAATCAGGATCTGGTGCAACAACATCAGGTGGTATTAGAGTACAACATTACTATCCTGTGGGACCAGCAGTACAAGCTCAAGGTTTTGGTTGGTCACTTGGATCATGGGGTGGTGAAGTAGCAGGAGAACCAACTACATTAACAAACGGTATTAATGATACTGTTACAACAGGTATTATATTAGGTGATGTATCTCAGTTTCCTGATGCAGGTACAAACTTTATAAAAATAGATAACGAAGAAATTTCATATACAGGTATATCTGGTAATGAACTTACAGGTGTAACAAGAGAAGTAAGAGGTACAACAAAAGCTGCACACAGTGGTGGAGCAACAGTTACAAGTACAACAAACTTTGTAGCATGGGGTGAGGCAGCATCAGGTGACTTAGTATTAGAACCAGGTATGTGGTCATTAGATAATTTTGGTGACAAAGCAATTTGTTTAATTCACGACAGCGCTGTTTTTGAATGGAACTCTGCTGCAACAAATGCAGAAACAATTAGAGCTAGTATTATATCGGGTGCACCAACTGCATCACGTCACATGTTAGTATCAACACCAGATAGACACTTAGTATTTTTTGGAACAGAAACAACGATTGGTGATACATCTACACAAGACGACATGTTTATTAGATTCTCGGATCAAGAAGATATAAACACGTATACACCTACAGCAACCAATACAGCTGGTACACAAAGACTGGCCGACGGATCACAGATCAGAGGAGCAATAAGAGGTCGTGATGCAATTTATGTTTGGACTGATACTGCATTATTTACACAACGTTTTGTTGGACAACCGTTTACTTTTGCCTTTGCACAAGTTGGGACTAACTGTGGACTCGCAGGACAAAATGCATGTGTTGAAGTTGATGGTGCCGCATATTGGATGTCAGAAAATGGTTTTTTTAGATACGCAGGTAGATTAGAATCATTACCTTGTTTAGTAGAAGATTTTGTATTTGATAATATAAACTTAGAATCTGGTAATCAGATGGTATCAGCAGGATTAAATAATTTGTTTGGTGAAGTTATTTGGTTTTATCCAACAACAGGATCATCAG